ACATACAATTCTGGAAATAGCCCAGTACAGGAAGTACAGAGTACGTTATCAGATGTTCCGGCTTTAGCTGGAAATATCCCGGTAAGCCCGACAGGAAGCAGTAAAGCGGAAACGTTGAAAAAAGAAATTAAGCTGGTAATTGAAAAGATCATTCTTAACGATACCGGCGACAAAGACAAAAAGCAGCTTGTAAAAGAGTTGCTGGAAGAACTTATAGAGGAACTGAAAGGCGCTGACGAAGTAATAAGCAGCGCAGACCTGGGGGTATTGTTATAAATGAAAGGTGATAAGACAGTTAATATAACTATCAAAGGTGGCGGCGTAACACTGAACATTCCAGTTATACCGTCAAAAGTCAACGTATCAGACGGTAGCAGTACGCCGAAAACAGTAACCATATGGAGAAAGGGAGAAGTCGATTTTAACGACGGTAAAAGTTTGGACGGCCTTAGCTGGTCGTCCTTCTTCCCTTCCCGGTATGACGCTTCGTATTGCAATGACAAGAGTTTAAAAAAGGTACAATGGTATATCAATACTATAAACAAATGGAAGAACGCCGGAACTGTGGTACAGGTTATTATACCGGCTATGAATATCAATAGGTCCATGAAGATTAAAACCTTCCAGGGGGACTATGAAGGACAAGAGTTAGATTATTATTACGATCTGGAATTTAAAGAGTACATAAAACTTCCACAAGTGAAAGTACAGGCGAAGAAGTATATCACTGTAAAGAAAAGGGACCCGAAACCAGTATCTAAACCTTCGACTTCAAAAAACAAGAAAAAGACCGCGATCAAGAAAGGCGACAAGGTACAGTTTAAGGGCGGACCGGTTTATATTTCTTCGGACGCTTCCAGACCAGCTGTAACACGCGGAAAGGCAAAATGTAATTGTACGATCGTAAACAGCAATAAGCATCCATACCACCTTATACATTATAGCGGGGATATGGTGTACGGTTGGGTTAATGCTTCTGATTGCGAAAAAATATAAAGGTAGGCTATATCAATGGGAAAACTACAGCTTAAAATTGATGGAAACGACTTTACGGGTGTCCTTGCTGATAACCCAGTTATTAAAGATCAGCTTAACGCTTGCTGCCGTACCTTGACTTTTAAGCTGTCTTTATATGGGAACCGCCTGGACCTCTTAGCCCATAAAGTAGAACTTTTCTATAATGGGAAACGCTGGTTTATCGGTGAGATAAAAAAGCAGAAAGAGGAACACGACGGAACCAACAGTATAACCGCATATGACCCGCTTTTTTTGTTTGGGAAGCATGAAGACGATTATTACTTTAAGAATCAGACAGCTACCCAGATTGTAAAGAGTATGGCGAAAAAGATAGGATTAAAGGTATACAAGCTGGAAAACACGAAAGTTGTTATATCCTATGTCCTGTATAAGAAAGGCGCCCCGGATAAAATTACGGTAGACGTCTTAGCCAGAACGTGGAAGGGTGGCGGTGACAAATTTTGGTTTAGGTACGACCCAATAAATGACGGGATACTGTTAAAGCGGCGTACTGTACCAGAAATGATATGGGCGTTTAAAACAGGCGGTAACCTTATATCTGCCAGTAGAGAACGTAGCATAGAAGAAATGTATAACACGGTAAAGCTGATTAACCGGGAAACTGGAAAAACAGCCACAAAGGTTAATGCAAAAAATAAAGCCTTGTACGGCAATACCCAGTATTACGAAGAAATCAGCGACAAGGATAAAAACTTATCTAAGCTGGCAGAACAAAAGCTTAAGTCTTTATCTAAGATTACTTCTACTATGAATATGTCCGGCTTAAATTCAGACGGTGCTATGGGTCAGTTCTTTGTAGGCGACCCGATTTACGTAGAAGAAAAAAATACCGGTATAGTCGGCGGCTACTGGGTAAGAAATGTATCACATACATTTTTAGCCGACGACGCTATACAGCTGGACTTTGACCTTACAGCTACAGAAGATATACCGGAAATCCAATACGACAACAGTAAAACCCAGTCTTCCAGCTGTAAAGGTAAAACGACGACCGCCTTACACGTTCGTAAGGGCGCCGGTACGAATTACGCAAGTAAAGGTGTCTGGCCGAAAGGTACAAGCTTATCTATTAAGGGTCAGTCTGGAATCTGGTACGAAGTAACCGGAAAGCTTAAAGGAAAAGAAGTAAGCGGTTATTCTCATAAAGACTATATAAAAATAACGTCTGGTAAGGTGCCTAAGTAGAAAGAAGGGATAGTATGTTAGGGTCTGTAGACGCATTAAGTACATTAAGGGGCGACGGTCAGAAAGATAGCGTACTGGAAGGATTACACCTTTTACAAGCGACTTCCGCAGAGCCGAACGCGGTAAAATTTAAACTGATAGGAACAGAACTTAACATAGACGCCGGTATGTTCGACATACCGGTTTCTGTTTATCCGATCTGTAAAGGCGATCAGTTTTTAGCGTACCCACTGGTAGGGTCAGAACACCAGCGCTGGGGAATTGTAGCGAAGATCACAGGTAGTGGACGAACTGGTACTATGATCGGTTCTAACAGCTGTAAGGTGGACGGTGTAGCCGTGACCTACGGAAGCGGTAAGGTTATGGCGCCTAAGAGTGCCAAAAGCGGCGACCGTGTAGCAGTTATTCCTTATGGTACACCAGATAACGTAAAATACGCCCTGGTACCTATCGATTACAGAGTATATACGGAGTGTGGTTATTATGGCGGACATTGACTTAAGGGTACCGGTATTTGACTTTGATACCGGGGAATTTGTGATAGGTCTTGACGGTACCGTAAAAACCGTAACCGGGTCAGAAGCCGTAGGCATGATCGCCGTAAAAGCAGAAGAAACAGAACGAGGTATTTTTCCTGTATATGGTGACTTTGAAAATGAAGAAGAAAACCACGTATACGGAAGTGACGTAAAGGCTTACGGTATTTGTGGCGATTACCCGAAAGACGTAAGGATTTCGGAAGTAAAGCGAGCCGCGGAAGAAGCTATAGCCTATGACCCATGGATAACAAGCGTAGACAGTGTATCTGTAGAAGAAGGGGAAGACAAAAACGGAACCCCTTGTTTTATTGTAGACATTGAATTTACGGACATTTTCAGAAATTCAATTTTAGTAGAGGGGGTGGAAGTATGACAGAAAGACCAGAATTTGTACCAGTGTTCTTACAGTCCGCGACGGATATTAAAGAATTTCTTTTATCCCAGATACCGGATACCTGGCGTAAGGAAGTCGGCGATTTTCCCTACGATATGATTATGCCGGACGTCGCCCAGGTAATGCAGCTGGAAATAGCCCAGGACAGGATTTTACAGAACACTTTCCCGCAGTTTTGTGAAGACGAACACATGGACGAACACATGGAAAGAGTAGGGCTTACCAGAATTGAAGCTACAGCAAACAAAAGGGTATTGTCTATCGTGGCAGACCCCGGCGCAAGAATCCCCCAGGGGTACACCTTTACTTCCGTCGTTACTGACGAAGACGGTAACCCGATAGAGTTTACCGCAGATCGTGAAGTGATTTTCCTAAGTGATAAAGCTGTAGACGTCCGTATAACTTGTACGCTGACCGGAAGCGACGGAAACCTTGCTACTGGAAGTGAATTTATCTTACAACCGCCTATAGCTGGCGTAACATCAATCACGGATAAAGGTACCGTGGTTATGGCTGCTGAAAGGGAAAGCCTAGACGCTGCCTGGACAAGAATGCTTGATAAGGCAGAAAACCCAGATACAGGCGGAAACGTTCACGACTACGAACGCTGGGTAGTGGACGGGTTCTACAAAGACTACGGCGTTAAGGTCGGAAAAGTCCTTGTAGATATGTGCTGGAACAAAGATAACGGACACGACGGACGCGGTACGGTTCGTGTAGTCGTCGTAGACGATACTTACGGACCGCTGGATACGTCTATAGTAAATGACATTAAAGAATACCTGGACCCTAAAGCATATGAGGGGTACGGATACGGTAAGGCGCCTGGTGGTGCTGTAGTAACCGTGATAACGGGAACGCCTTACGATATTAACATATCCGCCCATGTGGAATATGAAAAGAACGTAGACCGGGCGGAAGTCCTACAGCAGTTTACAGAACTTGTCACGGATTACGTGAAGTCGCGAGTATTTAACCGAAACGACGACACGAAAGAGTTAAGCCCTATCGCTTATAAAAAGATAGCTGCTATCTTAGGTACGCTGTCTGGTGTCGCAAACTACGACGACCTTACAGTAAATGGCGGAACCACGGATATAATGATAGAGCCATACGAAATACCTACCGTAAAGAAGGTAAACCTTACATGATACCTAAAAAACAGGACATTGTAATAAGCGATCGTACCGAAGGTATGGTAGAATCTTCCGCCAGTTACTACCAGGAAAGCCAGCTATTTTTTTATATCATAAATGCAAAAGCCAGGGGGTACGACCTGGTAAATGAAAAACAAGACGACTTAGCCCTACAGCTATCGCCACTTACGGCGACCTGGGGGCTTGTTTTTTGGGAACAGTCCGTAGGCTTGCCTATGCTTCCAAACGGTGACTACGCTACGCGCCGACCTAAAGTATTAGCACGTTTGCAGAATTACGAAAACTTTGGCGCCCCTATGATACACAGAATCGCGGAAGCATACGGCGAAAAGATAAGGGTCTACATAGACCCGGCGGAATGTCTGGTTACTATCGTGTTCCAGCGCGGCGTACCTACATTCTTGGAAGAATTTAAAAAAGCTGTAGATAACATTATACACGCCCACCTGGGAACAGAGTACAAATTTGAGTATATCATAACAGGCGGCCTGGAAATGCTTACACAGTACCATGTTTACGGGTACAACGTGCCGGAAGCTGGCGCGTCTGCTATATGCGGTACCCTTCCTTTTACTGCCACAGAAGGGCGCTTATACAGTGCCAGTCTTGGTGTTTCTGGAAAGGTAGATACCGTTCTTCGTGACTATGACCAAACCGGGACGATTGCCAGCGGCCCGCTACCTTTCGTGTCTACGGAAGGGCGCGTATATCGTACCGTGATAGCGGAAGCAGTAGACGGCACTTATACCATAGAAACTTATAAACAATCCAGCGAAGTTACAGAAACCGGTACCATACCGTCGGTAACTACGGAAGGGCGTATTTACAGCGCTGTAATGTCCGTGGAAGAAAGTGACGCCGTAACAAGTACCAGATATGTACAAGCTGGGGAAATGGAAACGGGGGATAAACGCCTATGATTGAACAGAAAGGACTTGCTGTATTTAATAAAGCAGTCGCAGAAACGATTACAAGGGCAGTATGTACGATCAGTGGCAAGGATTACACACTTCCGATCAAAAGCGTAACAGTGGAAGGCGCTAAGTTTAAAGTAAACATTTATTTAGATGATACTTTATCTGGTACCGTAACAAACACGAAGCTGTACGACAAAGACGGAAACTTACTTATCCAGCGCCAGGACGTCGTACCAAAACCAGAAGAAAAAAATCTTCTGGTAGTATTCCAACTTGAATTAAGAGAGGTGGCCTTATGAGTGAAGAAGTAAAAAGAGAGGTACAGACCTGGGACCCGGTAGAGTGGTTAGACCGTATTATTAACGGTGAACAGACTTATACGTTACAAGAAGTACCGGGAAACAGCGGACATTATAAGCTGGTTCCAGACAACGTAGAAGTTATCCAGAAGGGTACACCACTTTCACAGTCCAGGCTTAACCGTATGACTGACGGTATCAGCTTTTCACATAACGTTATCGGTGCTACTGCTGCCGAAGCGCTTAGACAGGCTGGACTTGCACACAAAAACAGACAGGTAGACTTTGAAAAACGTTTCTTACAGGGCGAAGCCACTATTACCGGAACGCCTGGGGGATATTTTTCTACTACTTATCCGTTCGTCCTGGTACCTATTCCGGCCGGTACAGAACATACACAAACCAATACGCCACACTATGACGTTACTTTGTGTGTGACAGCTGCCGACGACATTGGAAAGGTAAACCTTGAAGTTTACGATAAAGCAAGTAACGGCTTTAAAGTAAGAAATTTAGGTAGTGCGAAGTCTGTAAGCTTTACCTGGACGATCATTAACACAAATATTCAGTAAGGGGGTAATAACAATGAGAATACAGCACGTAAACAGTGGTACTAAGGCGAAGTGGAAAACAAAAGGAACCATTTTACAGCTTACCGTACCGGGCGTAGAACCTATCGAAATCGACCTTAACGAAGAATTACAGGACGTAGCTGTAACCGTAGACGTAAGCCTTAATTCCGGCTTTACAGCACTGGAAAAGGGCGTAGGTAACTGGTATGTAGCGTCCGTAAAAATCCCGGCAAGGGAATACGATTATCAGCCGACAGGCGAAACAGACGACGAAGGCTACGACATTCTGGAAGAAGTAGCTTTAGACGTAAACATGAGGGACGTTACTTTATGCCTGTGGGGTATCCCAGATATGACCCAGGCACAGAAAGAAAGCGAGGTAAAATAAATGGCTTTTACATTTTCAATTAAGGACACATACAGACAGGCTGTAGAAGCTGCCAGCGGTGGAAAGCAGACAGTATTATACGACGACAAAGGGTACCCGTCTATTATGAATGTTATCCCGAAGCTGTCCTATAAGGACGTCGGTTTATCTGACAGCACAAAAGCACTTCCGGCGTTCATGGTTGACGACGCTGAAAAGCCGGAAATCTTCGTAGGTACCTTTATGGCTATGGTACATGACGGAAGGGCGTGTAGCCTTCCTGGACAGGTGCCGAAAGTTTATACCAACATGGACCAGGCTATCGCTTATTGTCGTGCAAAAGGTCCGGGCTGGCATTGTATGACAAACGCGGAATATGCCGCTATTGCACTTTGGTGTAAGGCAAATGGTTACTACCCACGCGGAAATAATAACTACGGCAGCGATCACGGTTACCCGCATGAAAAGTGCAGACCTGGAACTGTAGGAAGCGATGGACGTATTAACCTGGGGCTTACTGGTAGTGGTCCGAACAGCTGGACACATGACGGAACCCCGAACGGTATCTACGGTCTGAACGGCGACGGCTGGGAATGGGCTATTGGACTTCGTACAAATAATGGAGAAATCCAGATTTTGACCGGAAACAATGCAGCAAAGAACACAGCAGACCTTACAGCTGGAAGCGCGGAGTGGAAAGCTATTTTACCAGACGGTACCCTTGTGGCACCTGGTACAGCTGGTACGCTTAAAATTGACATTGTAAGCGGTGTTCCGAAGATTTGCACTACAGTAAAAACGACGACAAGCGGCGACCAGTGGCCGTCTACGCCGTTCAAAGATTTAGCTGTAGAATCCGGTATAACAATACCGGATATTTTGAAGGCGTTAGCCGTTTTCCCTTCGGATAACAGCGATCATGGCGGGGACAGATTTTACGCAAGGAATGACGGGGAAAAATGCTTCTACCGCGGTGGGGCTTGGGACGCCGCGTCTTACGCTGGCGTGTTCTACTTGTATGGCGTCGGCCCGCGTTCTGGTTCCAGTGC